GAAGCACTAATTGAGTTTGAGAAGTTTTTAGATAGATATCAGAATGTTGTGATACTAGCACACAACGCTACATTTGATATGAAAGTTATTGCGGCGAGAAGAAAACTACACGGCTTGCCGCCAATGAAGAGATATCCTGTGTTGGATACAGTGAATATATCCAGATTCTTCTTCATCCCAGCATTACAAGCATTAGAAACAAATCCAGAAGCCAAACAAGTGCTTGATGGACTGCTCGCTAAAACAAAATACAAAAGCTATAGCTCAAGCCTTGGTAAGTTAGGTCAAGCACTTGGAGTAAAGATTGATGGATGGCACGATGCCAAAGAAGATGTCAAAATGCTTATGCAAGTATTGAAAAAGATCATAGAGTTCCTAAAAACGAACGCAGGAACAGACATAAGAAAGTTTCAGGGACAAGCAGCAAAACGCTTTAGAAATAAGAAGTTTTAGTTATTATATAAAACTTAAAAAATTAAACTTATGGCAACCACATACGCTTGGACATTTCCTACACTGCAAACATATACACAACAAAATGGATTAGAAAACGTTGTATATGTAGTACATTGGTACTATACTGGAACACGAGAGGTTGTATCTAGTAGCTATAGCCACCAAACATTCGGTGCACAAACAATTGCTCCATTCGTTTCCGGCAGTCGTCCATTTATACCATACGAACAACTCACAGAAGCTATGGTTCAAGAGTGGGTCGAAGAATCTATAGGGCCAGATAAGTTAAGTCAGATGCAAGCGGATATTAATCAGCAAATAGAAAACATGATAAATCCTCCAATTGCGTATTTACCTCCTCCGTGGGCAAACCCACCTCCATCCCCAGAAGTCACGCCAACTCCGTTAGATATTTCAGACAAAAACTTACCATAAAGTAGAATATTTCGTATATACGACAAAAGTTAAGTTTTATTGAAACTATATTATAATTATAACTGAACAATAATCATATCATAAATTATGCCTACAACAACATACTATACATCCGGAACATTAGCCGTCACAGAATCTCTGAGAAACGTTACTGCTTCGTGCTGGGGAGCCGGTGGAAACGGAAATACTAACGGTACTGGGGGATCCGGTGCTTCTTATGCAACAATAGCGTTTACGGTTCCATCTGGATCGTACACAATAAATGTCGGTGTACCAAACTCCGATGGTCTTGGAAATGGTGGAGTATCCAATTTTATATCTGCCAGCGTAATTCGTCTTCAGGCTGCTGGAGGAAGATCCGACGGAACAATTACCGGTCAAACGGCATTTAACACCGGAAGTACAAAATACACAGGAGGAACAGGAGGAACATTCTTGGGCGCATATGGAAATTATGGCGCTGCTGGCGGCGGATCAGCGGCTGGCGGGCTAGGAAATGGAATCGCCGCAGGAGATGGATTGGACACGGGTGCATCTTTCTCCCAATTTGGTCACTCTCCAACCGGATCTCTTGGTGCATCTGGAGCAGCAGCGGGCGGCGGAAACGGTGGAAATGCTGCATATTACGATGCAGGTCCATGTTCAAGACTCATCACCGCAACCGATGGTGATTTGCCGGGCGGCGGTGGTGGCGGCGGATACTCCGGAGAAAGCAGTACTCCTGTCAAAACCGAGGGAACCGGTGGTGCAGGAATGGTAACTGTTACTTGGTAAATAAGTAAATTTACTAAAAACAAAAGCCCCGATTTCTCGGGGCTTTTTTATTATCCTTTGAATTTATAGATTATTATATCACCTTCATAATTGTGAAAGGCAACTTCAATCAATCTTTCTACTATTCTCCAATCGCCGCCTCCAAGGCCACATCCCATAAGATATGGAAATCCAATATTTGGAACTGGTAAATCTTCATCATTCTCTACTAGATAGTTTTTCATTCCTTCAAGAGAATCATACAACGCATTGTAGTTTGTCATTCTGGTTTTTGAGCCATACAAGTTTTGCCCATATAGGTTGAATATCTTCTTGAAAGGATTGCCATTCATATGACAAAAACTATAACTTCCAAGCACTGCTTTGCCATCCTTGTATGCCATACTATCTGCGTGATATGCCTTGGGATACATTTCTTTTATACTCTTAGCAATACCTGCGCCAAATATGTTTTGGCAGTTGGCTTGATGAGCAATTACTTCAACGTCTGTTGCAGTAAGTAGATTGCCATCCTTGTGTATTAGTTTTTTCATAAATTTTATTCATCTTTACCATGATGATCTGGAGGAATCGTTTTTCTTGGACTTAATTCTTCTACAATTTCGCTCCATTCCACGGGGCGTCTCTTCCATTCCCAACCAACATCAAGTCTAGCAAGAGAAAGATCTTCCTTTAAATTTCTATGACAATGACCGTGGATATTATAAGCACCTTTACTTATGCCGTGCCACGAAGCAATTGGATAATGGGTAAGAACAACTTTTTTGGTGTCTATACTTATTTCTGCATAATGTCCTAGAAAAGTAAAGTTTGTGTTTGGAATTGTGAGAGGATACATTTCAATATCATCCGCCAATAAACCTAGTTCTTTTCTATAATCGTCGTATATCTGTTGAATTCCGGCATTATGATTTCCCCAAATAAAATACTGATGTTTGCACGGAATATGCACAATTCTTTTGGCATACGCTAGAGAATTATCAAATGCACCAATCACAACATCACCGAGATTAAACACAATGTCATTTGGTCCGATATGTTCGTCCAACATTTTGTGCGTATGTTCGTATGCTTCATTTATATTGGAATAGTTTCTTGGGCCAAGAATGAATGGCTTGTTATGACCAAGGTGCAGATCGGAAACAAACCACATCTTTTGGTCTGCACTTTTAAGGCTGATCTTTTTCACTTGATGGTGTTCTTGAAGTTTTCAACCAAACTGGTAATATTCATCTTTCCTACTGGGTTCATGCTATGAACAACATAGTGTGGAAAGTTTGTGTCTTCATTCATACACTTTTCAATCAGCCACTTGGCACAATGATATCCCGTTTTCTCTTTGAATTCACTTCTTGGATTGGCACCATAATGCTCTTCTGCAAGGTCGTGATCAAAGGCAACAAACGATGGAATGCCATTCTTTGAGATATGCTCAACGAATTGATCATAATTACGCACAATTTCCCAAGGACCATCTGGTAGTTTTACCCAAGTCACTTGTTCTGGTTCTCTTACATCATCAAGAAATAGTTTATACATAAAAATAAAATATTATTCTAAGTATTGTATATGTCAACCAGAATATAATTTTTATAAAAATTTCCTGAAATAAAAAGTATTGACAAGACGATATATCTAGATAATTATAGTTGTCGTTCTTTGAATCACTTTTAGAAGCGTGTAGGGTAGTTAAAAGAGTCGTTGTTTGTAAAACTTGCGACTATTCTCACATAACATCATAGTAGGCATCAAGTTTTATTCTTGTCTAAATAGCCGAAGTTGTTGGGATAGGATGAAATACCCGAATGTATTTCCGGTGCCGGTGCCCAAACACCTAGCCCCTACACGTTTTCTATTTTTTATTATGGGCGTGTTCTGGATTCTACTATATAGTGTAGATGCAGTCCGCATGCACAGAGTCTAATGTCTCTGTATAATACCCGTTGGAAAAAATAAATGCTAAGAGAAATCTTGCTAAGACATCGTTCCTAAGCGTAAGCCGTAAGAGCGAAGTTGCTGTAGCCTAAGTTGCTACCCGTTTTATCTATTGACGCAGATATATAGAATAAAACGCTCGACCATCTGCTTGCTGTTGTAAGGACGAGGGTCGTAACAACAGCGAGAAACACGAGTCCTCAACTTCTAAGTGGTGCTCTACCAAACTTAGTCGGATTATAAGAGATAAGCATGTATATGGTTGTAGTTATATTATACAGCACAGGGGTTCAACTCCCCTCACGTCCACCATTTTATATATTGACATAAAAGATTTTATATCATATAGTTATCGGTACTTTGCGAAAACCGTGAAGAATAATAACTAAATATAAAATAAATATGAAGAAATATATTACTAAACTAATCGTAGGATTGATTGCGATCACATCAGTTTCTTTCTCCCAGACAGTATCGGCTACTGCTGGATTTGAGAGTGACTATGTATTTCGTGGTGTAGCTGGAGGAACCAATGTAGGTACTTCCGAAGTCACCGTCAATCTACCATCTAAGACCAGCTTGAGTGTCGTCGGTCTATGGGATTTTGATAATCTAAATACAACCGTTCGTGAACTTGATGTGGCCTTGACTCAAGGATATACTATTGACAAGGCAACTACACTCAAGGTTGGTGGCGTGGGATATTTTTACCCCAAGGCTGCACCAGCAAAGGGCGAAACAAATTATAGTGTTGAAGTGTTCGGATCTCTGGCTTACGATGCTTTTTTGAGCCCAACCGTAGCAGCAGGATATGACCTGAATCTGCGTCAGGTGTTTGCTGAAGGCTCTCTCAGCCAGCCAATCAACCTCTTCCTGCTCGCCAAGGGATTCAAGCTGGTTCCTGCTGCTACTCTTGGATGGGTTGGTGCCAAGGATGCTCTACCAGAGCGCCGTGGTGGCCCAGTCAAGGATTCGTATTATTACCTAACTGGTAAACTGGACTTGGTGTATGAAGCCAAGAATGTTGTTGTTGGTGCTGGCTATCGCCATAACTACCTCAACAACTCTGTCACAACCAACAATAGTTGGCTTGGTGGATTTGTTACCGTCAAGTTTTAATAACATATCATAAACTGGTTATAATCAAGAGCCTCACACGAGGCTCTTTTTTATTGATTTGACAACAGCATTTTACCGTATAATATGTATGCTATGATTTTACCATCTAATATTACTCCATCGCTATGCTGTATCCATACAGGACTACAAGAGCATAAAATCAAGTTCAATGTAATGACATATGCCCAATATAAGAAGTTGGGTAGCAAGGTTGCTATGAAAGTGCTTGCTGATCGTTCATTGAATAATATTAAGACTATTCGTGCTGTTCTTGGAGAGTGTGCGGTTAATAACTGGAATTACCGCATTGGTAGTAATGTTTTTCCATTGATGACGCACCCAGATCTGGAGTTTACTGTGGATGATTTTTATAACGCCGAAGAAATATACTCGGAATTCAGAGCAGCCGCTAAGATCATACAGGACAATAACATTCGTTGTAGCATGCATCCTGACCAGTTTGTTGTACCTGCCAGTCCAAATCCAAAAGTTGTTGAAAACTCTATACGAGACTTGGATCAACACGCCATGATTATGGATATGCTTAATTTACCTCGTTCATACGAAGCACCGATTAATATTCATATGAACTGTTATAACAATGGTAACTATGCCGAAACAACAGATAGATTCCAGAAAGTATATCATAATATGAGCGACGGTGTGCGTAGTCGTTTAGTGTTGGAGAACGAAGACAAACTAAAGAGTTGGAGTGTAATGGCATTATATGAAAACACATACAAGCGACTGGGTATTCCAATTACATTTGATAATCTGCACCATATGTGTAATCCAGACTCAACCAGCGAAGAGTTTGCGTTTGATACAGCACTATCAACTTGGCCAACTGGAGTTATTCCGTTGTTTCATTTCAGCGAATCATTGCCCGGCAAAAATCCGCGTGCTCACGCCGACTTTCCTACTATGATGCCGTCTATTTATGCCAACTACAAAGGCAATCTACATCTCGACTTTGAGTTCAAGATGAAAGAACTTGCTATAAATAAGATTTCACGCGAAAGTTTATTGACAATCTGCGAGTAATCTACATACTGTATTTATCTTATTCAACATAAGAATAATAAAAAACAAAAAATATACGCATATGACTAAGACAACCAAGACAAAGAATGGCCGCAAAATCAATACATTCGTCAAGAACGGAAAGTATTCTCTTTCTTTTACTCGCCCTGTAAAGGGTGTAAAGGATGAGATTATGCATCTTAGTGTGACTGGTATCAATCCCGTCACCAAGAAGATGAACAAGGTTCGCCTTGATGGTAGAGCAGTTGCTGCTTTGCGCCGTATTCTTACCAAGTAATATTGTAGAATATTGATATATCAAAATCCCCCAAGTTATTTTGGGGGATTTTTTATTGACACTTAGTATATCCATAGTATGCTTGTTCTATGAAAATAGACATACAGTCTATAGATAGAAACTCTTTTATGGTTCACCAGCATCTCGTTGGTGAGCACGAGTGCTATTTGATTCAACCTATTCATATCGGAGCGACTTGGAACAAGCAGAATCTTATCTTTAGATCTTCACTGTGGGATAAGGAAGGAAATCCCGTTTCACTGAGTTTCAAGAAGTTTTTTAACCTTGGTGAAAAGCCTGACATATCACCCACACCGTCTTCTCTCGTTGGTTCAAGAATGATTGAGAAGTTGGACGGTTCTACGCTTATATTCTCAAGATATAAGGGGCATACTGTTATTCGTACAAGAGGAACGACAGATGCTCGTAGGCAAGAAAACGCACACGAAATAGATGTATTGCTAAATAAGTATGCCAAGTTTATATCATATCTTGAAAAGCAAGACACCACTCAGCATTCTTATATCTTTGAGTGGCTATCTCCTACCAATCGTATTGTATTAGATTATGGCAAAGAGCCCGATATGGTTCTTATTGCCGCAATTGTACACGATGACTATTCGCTTGTAGACCAGCACTCACTAAACCATATTGCCAGAAACTATAACTTTCGCCGCCCAAAGTTTTATAATTATAACTCCATCGACGAATTACAGAAGGCAGTGGTTGATATGCGGGACTTTGAGGGCATATGCCTGTATTACAACGACGAACAGGATATTCTAAAGATCAAGAGTGCTCAATACTTGTATCTGCATCGCGCCAAGAGTGAAATCTCAAGCATAGAAAAGGTAATTGATGTATATATTGATTGGTTTATGGACCGTCATACACTATCTCACGAACCTACTGGCTATACTGAGTTCTTTGATTATCTTACGCATAAGTTTGACTACGAAATAGCAAATATGGCAATCGGGCATATTTCACGCATATGCGATGCGATGAAAGAAGTTCATACCATAATGAACGCACTGTTTGCTTTTGCCGCCGCTCGTTCTAAAATGCCACGCAAGTTTGCTGCCGCAGAAATATTACAAGCACATGGCAGCACAGGCAGATCTGCGATTGTATTCAAAGTGCTTGACGGTAAGCCAATAACAGCAGATGACTACAAGAAAATCTTATACCAAGTTCTTAAATGATCATCACAAACTTTCCTGCGAAACTAAAACAAACTATGAATCTCGCAACGATGCTATTCGTGATGCTAAAAGAATACTGACAGAGTATCGTAGTGATAGAATACCATACAAATGTAGTTATTGCGGATATTGGCATCTTGCTACAAAATACTAATATTTATTTATGATGACAAAAACAGCACATACAGACAAAATCGCCAAGCGTCTTGAAGTTGGAGATGTTGTAATATCTTCAACAGGTAAAAAAATGAAAGTAACCGCCGTAATACAAAAGGTTAATAGAACTGTTGTATTATTTGATGATGATATGGAGATTGACTTTGACCCATACTTCAGGATTGAAAAAGTTATACCTATCAAGAAATAAGGCTTGACTTTTTATATTATTGTAGTCATAGTTATATCTGAAAGGATATATTATGAATGTTATCTCCCAACCAGTATTGTGCCTAAATAACTTATGGCAGGCTTTGAATACAAAGACTGTCAAGGAGGCTCTTATTTCTATGCTGGGTGGAGTTGATGGTAATAATCCGCCTGCTCTTGCCATAGATATGAACTTTCGTGTGGATGAAAATGGCAGCGTAGATTGGGATAATCCAGAATATGTACAGCCAGTTGATTGGGAAACTTGGAAGAATCTGCCTATAAGAGATTATGATCTTGCTATACATACCTCTAATATGACTATTCGGGCTCCGCGTGTCATTATTCAGCCAAACTATAGCAAGATGCCTGTAGTTACTCCTCGTCCGACCAAAGAAAGCATTCGTAAACGTGATGGTGGAGTATGTCAATATACAGGTCGTCAGATTTCTTGGAAAGATGGCAACATTGACCACGTTATTCCTCGTACCAAGGGCGGCAAGAATACGTTTGAGAATATGGTATGGTGTCATAAAGAAATCAACAGCAAGAAAGGTGATAAAACGCCAGAACAGGCTGGGCTAAAACTTATTCGCAAGCCAAAGGCACCAAGGGCTGTGCCAGTAAGTTCAACCATACAAATCGCACATCATCCAAGTTGGATACATTTCTTGGATAATGTCACCGAAGTAAGACAAGAAATAGCATCTTGACAACAACTATACCCTGATCTATATTATCGGGGTATTTATTTATGACCTTTTTTTATATACTTCTGGCTGCGATATTCATAATTGAGTTGTGTCTGGCGTATTCTTGTTATAAGTTTTATCTTATGATAAAGAAGATGGATAAGACAAATAAAACTACTATAGTTGAAAATGGCAACGCCATCACAGAAACACTAAGAATAATATTTGACAATCTAAAGCGTCAAACCAGTAAGGTGGATAAACTATCAGGCAAACATACAGAATATCAATCACGATTTCATAGATTAGAACAGCACGTTCAGCGTCTTTTATCCAAAGACAAAGAATCTGTTGAACTACCAAAAGAGGAAAACAAAAATGAGCGACGAAACAACAAAGCAGATTGAGTTTGGCAAGTTGGCTATTGGCAGCAAGTTTTACTTGACTAAGCCTGTAGAATCAACTTCTGCTGTATTCACAAAGATTACATCGTCAAAAAATGATGCTGGTGTATGGTCCAATGCCAAGAATGGCTTTGGATTGACAACCTTTGTACAATACGATAAGCGTGTCTGGACTAAATCGTAAAATGCCAAGAAAAAAAGCAACAGAAACTGGTGCTGCTATAACAAAGCCCAAGGGATTGTTTGATCATATCAATCATGTCCGCGAAAAGCAGGACATTGATTATTTTGACAAACTTACCGACGCAGACAAAAAGAGTTGGTCCAACTTTATGGTGTGCCGTTTTCTAAGTATGCAACCTGAACTTATTGATACATTGAATCACGTACAGAAATATAGCGGCGTATTATCTCCCAAAGAGTTTTATAAGGTGCTGATTGCTTTTGTGCCAAAGCGTAAGGCATTTTATCCATATATCAAGAGCAAGAGTGAGAAGTATAATCCTGCCTTGCTTAGTTTGCTCTCCAACCATTTTCAAGACAGCGAAAGAAATGTGCTTGAGTATATATCCATCTTGACAAAGGCCGATATTGTTGGCATTGTTGGCAAATACGGATATAACGAAAAGCAAATCAAAGAACTAATGGAGGCATAACATATGAAAGTAGCCATCAACGCATCTTATGGAGGGTTTGGTCTATCACCTGAAGCACTAAAACTATACTGCGAAAAAGCAGGCATAAGTTGTTATTTCTTCAAGTATGAATATACTACTGAACCCACGCTCAGGAGCAAACTTGTTCCTGCATATGATCTGACTGACCATGGAAAATATAGCCGCGACAATCTTGCGTTTTCTATACCAAATCCTCAAGAGCAAAAAAATCCACATGATTATCGCATAGGCGACGGGTTTACAGATGACAGAACCAATAAGTTTTTGATTGAGGCGATTGAAGAACTTGGGTCAGAGGCAGCAAGCGGAAGCAGTTGTAAAATAAAAATCGTTGAAGTGCCCGACGATGTAAAATGGCATATTGCTGAATATGATGGTTGGGAGTGGGTGGCAGAAGATCACCGTAAATGGGAATAAACATATGTCTACTAAAAATGTTATAGGAGTTGGAGGCGCAGCCCGCAGCGGTAAAGATACATTTGCTTCTATTGTAGAAATGAAATTACAGCAGGCTGGTTATAGCGTCAAGAAGGTCGCATTTGCCGACCCGCTAAAGCAGCATTGCGATAAGTTTTTATTGGAAAATCTTGGCATATCTGCTTTTACACAAGATCCTGAAGAAAAGATTCTTATTCGTCCTATGCTTGTATGGTATGGCGATGCTCAACGCAGACGCACAGATGGTAGATACTGGATTGATCTTGCCAAGAAAACGATTGATGAATCAGACTATGACTTTTATATCGTTACGGATGTGCGATATGATGTATATGAAAAAGATGAACTATACTTCTTGAAGAAAGAAACCAAAGGAGTGCTGTGTCATATCAGCAAGTATAGCATTGTTGATGGCGTAAAGAAGTTTGTATTGCCCGCCAACGAACACGAAGAAGCCAACAATCCAAGAATCAGAAGCGCCGCACAGCATCGCATAGAATGGGAAGATGAAGGCAAGATGACAACCGAGGAACTATTACTGAATCCAAAACTGAATGAACACGTAGAAAAGTTTATGAAGATCTGGATACAAAAGTTTTAGTATTTGTATTCATCACCATCTTCTTCTTGATCTTCATCGTCATCTTCACCAAGTTCATTATCAAGTTCTTCACTTAGTTTGATAAAATCTTCGTGCTCTAACTCAAGTTTGGCTACGATAGAAGAAATCAAGAAAGCAAGTTCTCCCTTATCAAAGTTCATGCTCTTGATATTTTTTGAGAACTTGTTTGCGATGGTATATATCAAGTTTCTGCGTGCCGACAACTCATCATTGTTGTATATGATGCCAGGTATTGGATTTTTATCGCTATGCATGTCGGATAGTTTAGCCATTTCTTCCTTTAGCATCTGATTATACTCTGCATCATTTGCCGCAATACTTTTAATTAAACTTTTCAACTCATCTATGTCTTTTTTCTTTACAACCTTTGCCACTGAAAAAGTACGTAATACTCCCTTTTTCTGTAGAACGTGTGTGAATGTTTTGTTATCCATATATGATATATTTTTTGTTTATCTAAATAAATATAAACTCTTTACAATTGACATCAACAATACTTGATATATACTGATTTTATGTCTATAAATGATTTTTACGCCGAACCAGTAGCAGAAGTGCCTACTGTAACTCCAACTGAAGAAAAAAAGAAGAACAAGACCGTAAGTTTTTCTCAATATGCTATGTGGCTAAAGTGCCCGCAGCAATGGAAGTTGTCGTATATAGACAAACTTGCTCCGTATGAAGCCAATATCAATACTGCGTTTGGAACGGGCATTCACGAAGCATTACAAGAATATCTTAGATTGTTATATAATGTAGGCTCTTCTGCTGCCGATGAGTTTGATTGTTATGCCAAGTTCATATCAGCGTTTGATGAAGAACTAAAACAACTCAAACTGGCAACAGACGAGCAAGTATCTACATTGTCTGCCGAAGATATAGAAGAACTTGGCTTGACCACACCATCTCAAGTAGCAGAGTTCAAGTCAGATGGCAGAACTATTCTTGACCACGTAACCAGTTATGCCATACGCAGCAAACATTTTCCGTCAAAGAAGTATGAGGTAGTGGGAATAGAACTGCCGCTTGAAATACCGCTAAAGAACAATACTATAACATACAAAGGCTTTCTGGATATTGTGTTCAAGGATAAAACGACCAACAAGATACTTATTTTAGATTTCAAGACAAGTCGTCTGGGCTGGAACAAATATCAAAAGGCAGATAGAACAAAGATAGACCAACTACTGCTATATAAGAGATTTTATCATCAGGTATTCAAGGTGCCTATGTCTGATATAGAAGTTGAGTTCTTTGTAGTCAAGCGTAAGTTGCTTGAAGATGCTGAGTTTCCGCAGCAGCGTATTCAACGTATATCGCCGCCAGATGGAAAGATGAACATGAAAGAAGTAGAATCTGCTTTTCTTGACTTTATAAAAAATGGTTTTGATGACAACGGCGAATATAATAAAGACGCTGTGTTTCTAAAGAATCCTGGCAAAGGCCGCAAAAACTGTAAATATTGCATCTTCAAGACACTCAAGAACGATAAAGGCGAACTATATTGTAACGGAAAAGAAGGCTAATAGTTTTTTATATATACGGAAAACCTAGTTTCATATATATGTATATAGAGAAATCTAACAATCATATATATGAAACTAAAAACTAGCCACGAAACATCATTCACTTCTGTACACCTGTTCAAGGACAAATATACTGCGTTCAAGGAAGCAGGTGTATCAAGTGGAATGACGCTGCAAAAACTCGTAAATCGTTGTGTATATCTTTATATCAACGATCCAGAGTTCAGAAAGAAGCTCAACGAAGAAAATTCTTTACAAATCAGCGGTTCTGCATTTTAAATAATTTGACATAACGCAGATTTAAAACATAATACAAGGTTATATATGGTAAATAGTTATATTCCTCAGAAGGACAGAAAAAAGATTATACTGCTTTGCGATGACCTGAGAATGCATTCTGGTATTGCTACAATGGCAAGAGAGTTTGTTACAGGCTTGGCAGGCAAATACAACTGGGTACAAATGGCAGGTAGCGTTACGCATCCTGAAAAAGGCAAGATAATGAATCTTGACCAAGCCACCAACCAAGTTGCTGGCATAGACGACGCATACGTTCGCCTATATCCGGTTGATGGTTATGGCGACGCCAATCTTCTAAACGAAGTTATTAAGATGGAAAAGCCTGATGCGCTGCTTCATTTTACTGATCCGCGTTTTTGGATCTGGTTATATCAAATCGAGCGTGAATTGCGTCAGAAGATTCCAATCGGGTTCTATAGCATCTGGGAC